GGGGGACTTCCTCTTTGCCGCCGACTCGCTTGTCCACGTTCTTGCGGTGAAGTCGCAACTCGCTGACTCTGCGACGGCTGATCTCGGCCCTAATCCAACTCCGAGTAGCTGCGTCCATCGATCATCCCCTCCTGGTAGGTGGACTTCTGATTGGATTCGTGAACACTACCATCCTGGTCGGATGAAGTCAACGATTCCAGCCAGTCATCGAGCCTGAGAATGACCCGCCACGGCTCCCTGCTCTTGCGGAAAACCACGACAGGTATACGGTCACCGGCATCGCGTTCGGCCTGGGCCAGCCATGAATCGATCTCGTACCGTTCACGACGTTTGACTTCCAGGTGGTAGCCGACGAGGCCGTGGTCGAGGTCTTCGTCCAGTCGGCCGTCCCTGCGGGCCTCGATGTTGTGGGAGCGGAGCACGTCGCGGACTTCGCGTTCCCCGCCGGCCCCCTTGCGACGACTGTGGGTCATCAGTCCTGTAGGGTCTTTGCCAGAGAGGCGGTCACCGGGTAGTACGGTGGCACGTCGTCGTCCCATCCCATTTCCGGGGCGAGTTTGCGGGTGACCTCTTCCACCAGCGTGTCGAAGACCTCTGCACCGTTCTCCTGGGCTGTCGCCGGCACCCTCATCTGAATGGTCTTGCGGGTCTTGCGGGCCTCCTCATCGGGCTTGCGTCGCTTCTTCCTTGGAGGCTTCACGGCACTCCCGATGTGCAAGTCCATGCAGACCACGTACCGTTCGTCGGCCTCCTCCCACCACCACTTGCCGTCCTCGTAGCGAAGGTCAGCCCTGTTGGTGGTCAGCCTGAGATGGGCCTCGGGGGAGAGGGCAACACGGTTCGGGAGAATGACCGAGCTGCCGTCCTGTTCGATCACTTCGACCCAGTACAGGTCACGGTTGTCTGCGCCCAGTCCCGTGAACGAGCGACGGAACACATGATGGTCTTCCAGTCCTGATGTTTCCCCTGTGACGGGACAGACCGTGTTCAGCAGGTAGGGGGGGATGTCGAGACGGGGCTTGATGTTCCAGGAATCGACAGGCAGACGGGTCATGCTGCGTCCTGGTGGTTGGTGGTCTGCGGGGTCTGCGAATGATGATCCCGCCAGTCCGACGACATGACACCGCCGTCGTCATAGTCCTGGACGGGCATCTGCACGGCTGTCTGGATCTCCACCTTCTTCTCTCGCAGGGACAGGTAGGTTTCGCCCAGCTTGATCGGGTCACGAAGGTCACGCTTTCTGGTCACAGAATCTCCTTCCTCAGCGCGAGCGCGACCGCATTCGCGATTCGTTCGATCTCTTCGTCGGGCAGCGTGCACACTGTCCGGTGCAGTTCGCGATCGGGGTCTGGATCGTCGTCAATGACCACAGTGTCAATCCAGATCGGCGGGAGTCTCGGCGGGAGGGGATTCCATCCGATGATCGGTTCTGGCTTTGCTCTCGGAAACAACTTCACCGGGCCACCTCATCAAGCAGACCGGAGAACCAGCCCTTCCAGAACAGGAAAGCGATGCCGCCCCAGACCAGGGCGCAATACACGATCCCGATAAGCATTCCGATGTTCCAGGTCTTGTTGCTCACTTCTCGTTCACCGCCCTCCATGCGTCGGCAACCTTCAGGAACGTGGTCAGATCCCGCTCCCACATGTCCTCGTCCCGCACGACAAGCTCGTACCGGCCGTCCTCGAACACATGCAGCACGGCACGCTGGTCGATGGGAACGTCCTGGCCGTAGCCGCACCGCTCATACCCGTCGTGGTATGCGGCCAACTGCCAGAAGAACTTGTCCTGCACCTTCTTTGAGGTCTTCAAATCGATCAGGTAGAAGCCGCCTGCGACCTTCTCGAACCTGTCCGACCGCTTCGGATACGACTTGACGCACACTTCTGCCGCCTTCGGCATCAGACCGATCAGGTCGAACCGGCCAGCGAACTTCCGTTCGGGATGACCGACCATCACTTCGCTGGCACGCGGGTCAATGCCGGAATGGGTGATGAAGTCGAGTAGCCCCTTCACATACCCGGCCTCTGATGGGTGATGCACGTCCGGGTTGGGCAGCACGTTCTGGGTTGCCCATGTCTCGAAGGAGTCATGGACAGAGGTGCCCCGGTCTGCCGCCCTGTCCCGCGTGTCATGCACCGTGAGCTTGTGGGCCTTGATCCAGTCCAGCACCACCTCGTCGGACGTTTCCAGGGCTTGTGTTGACCGGCAGAACTCCATTGCCCCGTGGATGCCGATGCCCTGGCCCCACCATGCGCCGGCACCGAACGCGCCGACGATCTCAAGCAGGGTCGTGATCGACGGCACCTCTTCGCTGTCGATCGTGTACAGGCGGCGAGGGGCAGCCTGGTAGTAGATGTCGAACCCGGCAGGCACCGTGACCTGGGAAACCCCACGGGGGGAAGAGTCAGGGGTAGCGCCCGACTCCTCCCCCTCTGTGGTGGGGGAGCCGGAGGGAAAGGAGGGGGAAACCTCCGGCTCTGACTGCGCCCGTTGGCGCAGTTCTTCGAGGCTCATGCCGCGTACTCGTCCGCCCAGGACAGGTACAGCTCCGTCAACTCGCGCAGCTCCGAGTGGTGCGAGACAGGATCGAGTCCTGCCGCTGCGAACGAGTCGATGGCGCGTCCCAGCGCGGCCCAGTAGTTGATCGACTTCTGGCGGGTATCGGGGGAAGTGGGAAGGGTCGCGGTGCTGGCCGTCGTGGTGGGCGGCTGCACGAACGACGGGGCGGCAGCACCGTTCACCGACTTCAAGTAGCGGTTCGTGTACTGGCCGTTCTGCTGGGTGTCGAAAGCGATCGACACCGGCTGGTTCAGGGACGCAACAAGCTGCGATGCCAGTCCCTCGTCCAGCGTCGAATAGTCCAGCCCTGCCGTGTCCGTGAACACGTTGCGGACGTACGGCTTGCTGGTCTTCTGTGACACCCCCGGCCATGCCTTGTGCTGCACGAAGGTGACGGTTGCCGTCTCCAAGACCTTACCCCTTTCGGTAGTGTTGCGGTAGCATACAGGTAGCCCCGGACGGTACGGTGATCGGCACGTCCGAACCCGATGCTATTCTGGTCTGGTGCCTGTCCGGCACCCCGCCCTGTCATGCGGGACACAGCCGTCAGAGGGCGTGTGTCAGCTTGGGGAAAAAGACGGCAGGCTGGAGGGACGACGCCTACTCGGTCGGGGAGGCCCAGGGAGACGTGACAGATTCACGGTCTTGGATGAACGAATGAGTGAACTAACTAACTAACTCATTCACTTCTGGAAAGGACAAGGGCGCGGGGGATGAAGGAGGCAGAACGTCCTGGAACGGATGCGAGGTTACCGTCCGGAACGAATGATACTGTTCTGCTTCGTGTCCAGGACAGATCCGATCATGCCGTTCGGGTTCAACCCCCGAAAAAGAGAACCCTGTCCCGACTGTCTCCTTCGCAACGACCTTGACCTGTTGTGCCGGGTGAAACCAACCCGGTATTCCCAGGTGAAAGCCTGCGCCGGCTGCCAGGGAAAAGGCTGGGTGCATGTGGAGAAGCAACGTGACCCGTACTGGACAGGCAGGGGCAAGTGAGGCCACTTCTCCTGGATCTGTTCTGTGGTGCTGGCGGTGCCGCGATGGGGTATCACCGGGCGGGGTTCGACGTGGTTGGCGTGGACATCAAGCCGCAGCCCGGATACCCTTTTCCCTTTCATCGTGCGGGAGCTATTGGGTTCCTGGCAGACGCAGTAGATGCCTATATGCCGATGAACGGCTACTGGGGCGCTATCCACGCATCCCCGCCGTGTCAGCGGTTCTCAACAACAGCCGCCCTGCACGACGAGGAATACCCCGATCTGATAACGCCACTACGACCATTGCTGGAACTTGCAGCGTCGGAGGGCGTTCCGTGCGTGATCGAAAACGTTGTTGGAGCGCCCCTCGAAAACCCGGTGATGCTGTGCGGGTCGTCTTTCGGCCTGGGAGTGCGCCGGCACAGGTTGTTCGAGTGCATTGGATTCGACATAGGACTGGTGCCACCATGCGCCCACTATCTGCAACCAGAACCGATCGACGTGACCGGCACCGGGGGCAGGCGCATCAATGAACGCACATCCGCCACCAAGGGCGGCAACAGCCGCAAGCCACGCAACCTCACGGAAGCCCGCGAGGCAATGGGCATTGACTGGATGACAAGAAAAGAGCTGGCCGAAGCCATTCCTCCCGCATACACCGAGTTCATCGGCAACCAACTGATCTCCCAGATCCGATGACAGACGACCATGAGATTGACGAGTACATCGATGAGATGTATTTCCGGGAGCTGATGGAAGGCGAGGACAATCACGGCCGACGCAAGGGCGTCGGATCATGGAGCGAGCTGAACCCTGTCATGCAGGACGTGTACGAGTCGGGTTTCGAGATCCTGCGGGGCGACATGATGCACAACCCGACGTTCAAGCACGGCACCCTGTACGCCTACGCTCGCCTCAACTGTCGTTGCGACGAATGCAGAGCCACATGGAGGGAGTACATTCGTGCATACCGAAAGCGCCTGTAAAACACCTATTAGTGAGGGAAAGAATCAGTCCTCTCTCGAACGCTTGAGGCGCGAACGAACCGCGAAACGCTCAGACGCGAGGGAGGCTCTGTTCCTCGCCGTCTTTCACAAGACATTCCCTAACGCTGTCGAGGTGACAGATGCCGTTCGATGAGTTCAGGATGAGCGGGCAGCCTCGCGTCATGCTCACAGAGGGGGAGGGGGACATTCCCCTGGAAGAGTTTGAGATCTCGTATCGGACTGCGCTCTCGCATCTGCAAAGGATCGGCAAGCGCGGCGGGTTTTTGCTGCTGACTGTCGAGCCTGATTCTGTAGAGGAGGATGCGTATACAACCGGCATGTTCACGAGCTGTGGTGAGGCCGGCGTCCCCTCCGATGTCCTGTTTGCCGCATTGACAGAGTGGCTGGGCATCATTGGCGGTTACCTCGGATCAGAGGATGACGAGTGATCCCGTTCTTCAATCGCCGTGTAGCGGGGTTGCAGCTTCGCCTCGCATCGGAAACAGCGACGACGATCACCCTCGCATGGGATCCGGTCAAGTGTGACGGCTTCCGGTTCACTCACCCGTCGGGCAAGAGGTCGCATACCTGGGACGGTTCCAGAACGTCAGTCCGGTTTAGCAAGGTGCCTCACGGGGTTTATTCTGTAGAGCCGTTCACTGTGAACGAACGGGCAGAGTACGTTTACGAGGTCTGAGAGGCATCATCCTCGCCTCACTTTCCGATGATCGTCTGTAGGGCTTCGATAAGCTCCCTCGCCTGATCGTCTGTCAGGTATGCGGCAGCCCTCGTCTCGCCGTAGTCTCCGAGCTCGTCCGGCTCGTCTGTTCCATCATCCCAGGAGATGAGCAGGCTCACGCTCTCATTGAACCGTGAGACGCTAACCTCGCATCCTGCATCCTTCGCCGGGACTGTGTAGGTAGTACGCATGATCCCTCCTTGGTAGGTTTGGAGCGGGCGCTCCCGCCCCTGCCCGAAGGCAGGAGCGGCAACGTCGGCCCTAGTCCTCGTCTGTAGCCTCGTCTCCCAGCCTGCGCGCTAGCCTCTCCGCGATCATGTAGAGACAGACCTGCGCTGCCTTGGTCATATCTGAGGCGTCATAGCCAAGTTCGGATGGATCCTCCTGGTATGCGGCCAGGTCTACGAACGTCGCCCAGAGGTCATGCGTATACACGGGGACGCATGAGTCAGCGATCTCAGAGGCCATGTCATCATCCCATGATCCCGCGTACTCGATCTGCTCTCGCGTCGAATCCGCGACAGACTCTAGGAACCTTGCACCGGGCGACTCTGTAGAGTCCGGGCCGGCACATTCGGCCATGTTCGCCAGGGCAAACACGGTATATGTCTCGGTCGTCACTTCCCCCGCCTCACTTTCTTCCACGGTGGCACGGGAAACGGCAGGCCAGCCTCCTGGGCAAGTCTACGACGTTCCCGTGTAGGGATAGTCTCGGAAATACAGCGCACGGCCGGGGCTCTCTTCACTTTCGAGATCCTGCCTGTCGGCGTCCGGGGAATGAGGGAATCGAGCACGGCCTCCGCTGACTCCCCCTCCAGAATGAGCCAATCCCCGAATCGGCCAGTCTCTAGCTCTACGATGTAGCGTGGCATGGTCTACTCCTCATCCTCTCGTATATCTAGCAGGAGCAGGGCGATCCCCAGCCCGTAGCAGGCAAGGGCCGCGATCACGATCCAGTCGTAGGCGAGCATTACTTGACCGCCGTGGGATCGACCGCGCGGTAAGACTTCGGACGCGCGAGATTGACTGCGAGAGCGGACGTAGGCTCCCCCGGCTCGTCATCCCATTCCACGCGGATACGATCCGGGGACGATCCGGGAGATTGCAGGATGGCGACAACTGTACCTTCCCTGTCGGCATACTCGGATGCCTGGATACTCGCCAGGAATCGCGCCGAATAGCAGACTCGATCCCCAACACTAGGATTGAATGCTGACTCGGGCACTGGATACCTCCTTTGGTAGGTGGTTTGGAGCGGATGCTCCGGACGCGGGCCGAAGCCCGCATCCGCAACAGCCCCTCTAGGAGAGCATTTCCGCGAGCTCTCGCGCCTCGTCCGATGCCCAGTCCATGCGCGGCATTCGAGTAGTCTCCCGAACGGTGTCAACTATCAAACCGTAAGCCTCCGCTCGGGTGACTGCGCCATCCCTCGAATGCGCGGAAACGGGAAGTCCGCAGAACCATCTAACGCCGTCGGACGTATGCCATTCTCCGCTGAGTAGATAAAGCCCCATTATGGTGTACCTCCGTTGGTAGGTGTGGAGTCGTAGGGCGTACTACAGGTTACGACCCTGAGACGAGATTGTGATTCTTCCCGTACTTGTAGGGGACGAATCGCACGATAAATGGATCATCCCCTGTCGGCGTGGAATACCCATCCCTCGTCTCTACCGTCACAAACCCGGAAACCGTCGTTCCCTGCGCGCTAACCCTCGCAGGGACAGAGAAGAATGTATCGGCCGTTCCGCCCCGAAAAGCCCGAATCTTCCCATCTGGGCACAGAGCGTAACCCTTACAGGTATGTCCCCGGGGTTGCGAAAAGTCTAGGGATGTACCGTCCGCGTATTGCATGGTTCCTCCCTCGTGGTAGGTGGTTTGGAGCGGATGCGCTCCGACCCTCCCCGGACTAGCCGGGAAGAGTCGCAGGGCGTCCTACAGGTTCGGCGTATCGACAACCTCGAACGAACGCCCTAAATCGTGGTTCCGGCCGGCGTCTCGCATGTATGCCTGCCCGAGAGTCCGGTCTAGCCACCCTTCAGGGTCTCCGCCGAAGTCTCGCAGGCTATCCCGGTAGTCTCTCACCTGCTCGACCATGTAGCGGACGGCCTCCCGGAACGTATGGAACCTGGCAGGGTCGGGATCGTCGGGCAGATAGCCGGGAGTGTTCTCGATCACGGTATACGGCAGGGATTCGACAATCTCGCATCCGCAAGTGCCGCAGCAGATACCGGTCGCAGGGTCGCACTCATCCCACGGTGCGATGACGCCTGCATCGGGGGCAATGTCTCCATCCTCAGAACGCCCAAAAGCCTCTTCGGCGCATGATGGGCAATGCGTATCGGCGTTGTAGGTGTATGCGATTGGCTCGTGCATGTTCCCTCCCTAGTGGTAGGTGGTTCCTAGGCGAGTCAGAATTCCCGCAACTTCAGCAGCGACACTCGTCGCATCGTCCGCATCCCGAGGGATGAGGTACACGGTAACTCCCTCGTCCTGCTCGTCCTTTGAGAAGTCATAGAACCCGAGCACCCACTGGGCCTCCCGCGTGAGCCAGACTTGACGCCCCAGAAACCGGGCATCCTGCGAGAGGTCGATTGCGAGAACCGTGCATCCCCCGCCCGTGTTCAGTACGCCACACTGGAAACCTGTAGCGGCCTCCATAGCCTCCAATAGTTCCGGGCTATCCTGATTCAATTCGTAGTACATGTTCCCTCCCGTGGTAGGTGTCATAGAGAACGGTAGCACCGCTACCGGAAAGAGTCAAGTATGCCATGTTCCGCCCTAACCTCAGCCGGTAAACCCTGCCGCTCCAGAGTGAAGCCTGGGGAGAAGTTCTGTCCCGTACACGGTATGACGGATGCTGCTAGGGAAGAGAGACTGTCCCGGATGAGGGAGACATCCGTACAGGTACGCAAGGAACGACTACGGAAAAGAGAAGAGCAGGAAGAGGTAGCACGACTAGGGGTTAGGGCCATGATGGGGCAGAGATTGGAGGCAGAAGCGGACGCGCTGACAGACAGGCTACGCAGTCTGGCCCTGTCTGAGGATGACTCGATCGCCCTGCGAGGCATCGAGCTATGGCTATCCCGAGTGTACGGCAGGCCTGTCCAGCCGACCGAGGATAGGACTGAGCAGGCACCCTCCCTACCCCAGGATATCCTGGCCCTGTCCCCGGAAGAGCGCCGTACCCTGCTGAGGCTGGCCGAGACTGGCTAGCCCACTACTAGCCCACTACCCGTGGGGCTAGTGCCCAGGCGGTATCCACCCTATGACCCTCCACAGGTAGGAGAGTAGGACAGAGGGAAAGAGGGACAGGCTAGGCAGGTAGGCATGCACGGGCATGCACGAGGCATGCATGCAATACATCAATGAGAGCGGCACCGGCGGGCATACCGGGGGCCGTACCCCGGCGCAGCCCGCATCGACAGAGGAATCGTAACTAGAACCCCTCGTCAGACGAATCAGCCAGGGCTGCGTGCCTGGTATTGACCTTCCGGAATCCTGTCTTTTCCGGAATCCTTCTTCTTTACCCCTTGTATGGCTCTGAGAGCCTCTCTAACGCACAGAAAGGGCCTGGATGGCCGCGAGCATCTTCAACATCTCCAAGGGCCGCTGGGGCGAGTTCTATTACCGCGTCAAGAACAATGACGGGGCGAACAGCGCGATCATCGTTCTTGCCCTGGCAACGTCTGGTCTGGAGTCTGACGCAACGCTTTTGGACACGGATTCGGTGTCTGCGATGTTGTCTGGGACGACTGCCGAGGTGACGAACACGAACTATGCCCGGAAGACGTTGACTGACAGTGATCTGTCTGCGTTTGCGGCGGATGATTCTAATGATCGTGTGCAGCTTGGGTTGCCGGATCAGGAGTGGAATCTTGTGGGTGCCGGGGATGATTGGTCGAAGATCGTGGTTGCGTACGATCCTGATACGACGGCGGGAAATGATTCTTCGGTGATTCCGATGTCGTTGCATGATTTCGTGGTGTCCCCTGACGGGTCGAACATCACGGTTCGTTTCACTTCTGACTGGGCGAGGGCAGCGTAAATGGCAGACGGCGTTCCGATTACTGCTGGATCAGGCACGACGATCCTGACCGATGATACGGGGGCGGGGGGCCATGCCCAGGTCATCAAGCTGGCGATATCGCAGGACGGTGTGGGGGATCTGATTACCGCGACGACGAACGGTCTTTCGGTGATTCCGAGGATCGTGGCCGCGTACGGTGATCTGTTGGCGTTCTCTTCCAGCGAGGATCTGGACGAGACGGAGGAGGAGGTGAAGGGGTCTGCCGGTGCTGTGGCGGGCTACTACTTCTACAACGCCTCCACGTCCGCCAGGGTGCTGAAGTTCTATGACAACACGGCTGGCGGTACGACGGTCGGGTCAACCGCGACCAATTTCAAGTTCAAGTTGCCACCGTCGGCTGCCGGCCATATCGCGTTCCCGTACTGGTTGCAGTTCTCGAACGGGATCACGGTGGCCTGCACGACCGGGTATGCCGATTCCGACACGACCGCCCCGACCGCGAACGACGTGAGCGTCGTGGTCTTCTACGTCTAGGAGATTCTGTGGCTGACAATGTGACGTTCACCAACTCAGGCACGGGAGCTGTTCCGAACGGGACGGTGATCGCGTCGAGGGATTCCGGTTCGGGACAGTGGCAGCAGGTCGATGTTGGGCCTGCGGTGGCAACGGCGGTGACGGGCGGACAGTACGCGCTGTCCGTGTCCACGTCCACCGTGACGACCCTGACCGTGCCTTCCGGTGCGACGCATTGCTGGCTGTCGGTGGAGCCGACCTCTGTGGCGATCCGTTGGACACGCGACGGCAGCGCCTCCTACCCGACCACCACCCAGGGTCATTATTTGGCGGGCGGTGACGCGATCGAGTTGGACAACCTGTCGAACGTCCGGCTGATCGGGATCACGAACGCCGCGACCGTCCAGGTCAGCTACCACAAGTACGTGTAGTGCGCCAGTCCAGGGGCAGATACCAGTCTCGTTCGGAGCAGATCGGGTCGTCGTTGTCGTACGACTCGAACTTCAACCCGAAGAAGGTGCAGATCATGGTGTCATCAAACGCCGACCACTCGAACGCTGTGCCGCTCTCTGGATCCCTGTCGGGAACGAAGTACGTGTTCGTGCCGAACTATCCCGGCATCACGAGCGTGTCGTTCTACCTGGACGGCACCCTGGTGCGCACAGAGGCCGCTGCGCCGTGGGACTATCAGGGCACCACGGCTGGCAACGGCAACCCGTGGGACACGTCGGCTGTGGCGGACGGGTCGCACACGATCCGGGCGGACGTGACCGCCGACGGCCGGGTGTACCAGACCCAGTCGTCGTTCGTGACGATCTCCAACACCGACACCGGCCTCCCTGTCGCCACGACGAACTACGACAACGGGGCCGCGCTCGACTCACAGTGGGCCGGATACCAGTTGTCCGCCGGGAACTCCGTCACCAATGTTGCGGCTCCGAGTGCGGTCAATGCTGGAGGCAACGTCGGCGTGGGCCGTGTCTTGCGTGTGATCAACCTCGACGGCGGCGACCTGTGGGGCCATGAGCGCGCCCAGTGGCGGGCTGGTTGGCCGTGGGGCGGCTGGACATACGACGAGCAGACACAGGTCGGCACGGACGCCGTGTTCTCGTTCTCGATCATGGTGCCGTCGGGATCCCAGTTGTCAACGAACAACGGCTGGGGGTGGATCGAAGACCTGCACAGCGGAGGCTCTGCGAACGCAACGGCAACGTGGAACTGCTGGGGCATCAATCTCGGGTCAAGCCGCAACCTATCGTTCCAGTGCTGGGGCGGCCCCGTCTATCCCAACGGCCAACTGCGTCCTGCCGGAACGTCGGGCAATAACCGATCGTGGGGGCCGATCTCGTTCGATACGTGGTACAACATCCTCATCCGTCTGCGTCTCGGGGCCGACAACAACGGCATCGCGGAAGGGTGGGTTGCCGCGAACGGGCAGACGACGCCAGCCAAGCCGCTGGACCTCGTGAACATCCCGCTCCACACCTACGACAACCTGACCGACTGGAAACAGGGGTACACGCGGGATCCGGCAGCCAACGGGACGACCACGATCTATCACGACAACTCGATGCTGTGGGCTGTTCGCAACCCGAACTACGGGACGACCAGCGTGGCGCAGGGAATCGCCAACGCGTTCGCCCACTACGGGTGGATCTGACATGGCCGTCTCGATTCTCGGCTCTATCACCAAGTCGCAATACACCGCCACTTCGGTGTCGCACACGGTCACGTCCGGCACCGACGTGCTGTACGTGCTGATCGGCAACCGTTATACGGACGGTGACATCGCCAGCGTTTCATGGAACGGATCCAGCATGACGAAGGTCGTGGGCAGCGGCACACCGGATTTCCGGGTGGCTTGCGTGATCTTTCGGACAATCAACCCGACCGCCACCACCGCCAACATCACCTGGACAAACGCAAGTTCGCGTAACTTTTTCCTTGCTGCCGTGAACCTTGCCGGGGTGGACACCACCACCCCGGAGGAGGACACGGACTTCAAAGCACCGTCGTCCACGGGCACGTCGTCGTCTCTGGCATTGACGTCGCAGACGGGCGGGCTGGTGTTGGACGTGTGCGCCAAGATTGAGGACGGCGTTGACGACACCTGGACGATCGGTGGCGGGCAGTCGGATCTGTACGGGGTGTACGACGCATCGTACAACCCTGGTGTGATCGGCGCGTCATCGTATGAGGCCGGGGCTTCTAGCGTCACCATGTCGCATTCGTGGTTGAACAGCGACTTCTACTCGCAGGCCGCCATCGCCGTCAAGCCCGCCTCGGGCACATCGCTGTTCCCCCTTCTCGGCGTTGGCTAGATGCTTCTCCTTGCTGCGGAGTACACGGCATCGCAGCCACCGCTCCAGTCCTCGCAGGCGCAGCTTCCGCTGCTCCTCGCGGGGATTGTCACTGGCGTAGGCCAGGAGATCGCGGTTGACATAGCCGTGGAGACGGACACGGCCCTGGACGCCCAGGCGTCGCTGACCTTGCCGTCCGGCTCCACCCAGATCCCGCTGCTCCTGACGATGGGATCATCGACCGGGGTCAACTCGATCAGTGTCGAGATCGCGATCGAGACGGACACCGCGTTCAACGCTTCGGTGATCGACAACCCTGCCGTCGATTACGACGATGTTGTCGCTCTTGCCATCGAAACGGACAGCGTGTTCGAGGCGTTCGGCACTGGTCTTCTCGCCGTCCAGGGCACCTACTACCTGTTGAACCTGACCGAAGAGGACGAGGACACGCTGGTTCTGACACAGCAGTCGGCGGACAGCCTCACCTTGACCGCTTCCAGCGAGGACACATCTCAGACCCTCACCGCCACCAGCGAGGACAGTTCATTGACGTTGACAGTCGTTTCAGAGGAGCAGGGTTAGATGCCCAGCGAGCGCCCAGCGCCGCCTGAGCCGAACACCCCGAACACCGGCAGGATCGGCAAGTACCGGGCGGTTCCGATCATGCCCTCCAAACAGGAGAGGGCAAAGAAGAACCTTGCCGTTGGCGCTGCCGCAGCAGGGTTCGCGGCTGCTGTTGTGATCGACATCGTGCTGAGGGTCGTCTGATGCGCTCGGTGGGCGGTGAGACGGTTCAGGTGTCGATCGACCAGGGAGGGGCTGGCACCACAGAGCTGATCGCGGCGGCACCCGGCTACCGCTACGCGGTCATCAATTACACGGTTGTCATGTCTGCGGCGGGAACCTATGCGTTCTCGGACGGGACGGACTGGCTTACCGGGGACATCCCGGTGGCAACGAACGGTGGTGTGTCCTCTCCTCATGCGGAGCAGGAGTACCCATTGTTCGTGGGTGGCGTGAGCCGCCCGTTGTCTATCACCACGACGGGCGGATCAGCCCACGGGCACCTGTTGGCCCGGAAAATCTAGGAGAGAAGGATGGCACCTGGACTTGCTTCCACGATCGCGAACGAGATCATCGACGCGCTCGGCGGAACGAACGACTGGACTGCCCCGACCGCCTGCTATGTGAAGCTCCACACCGGGGATCCCGGCACGGCGGGCACGGCGAACGCTGCCGGCGAGACGACCCGCAAGCAGGTTGGCTTCGGTGCCGCGTCGGCGGGGGCCGCGTCGAACAGCGCGGCCGTGACCTGGACGAGCGTTTCCACCACGGAAACCTATTCGCATGTCTCGTTCTGGGATCATCTGACGGCAGGCAGTTTCCTGTACTCGGATGCTCTGGCCGCGTCGAAGGCTGTGACTGCCGGTGACAACGCCGAGTTCGCCACCGGCGACATCGACCTGAGCATCACGCCTGTGGTGTCGTAATGGCCCGGTACACCCTGGGCGCTCGGATGACGAGCGCCCCCACGTCAACGCTACCGGGAATGTCGCTGTACGGCACCGCGTCCGGGGCCGTCAGGTTGCGCGAGTTGTGGATCTTCAACACGACCAGCACGGCCTGCCAGGTGGCGTTGCAGCGCCTCACCACGGCAGGCACGCAGGGCGCGACGCTCACCGAGCTTGAGTACGACGACGCCTCCGTCACACCGCAGGCGGCAGGGTTCAACTCGCACAGCGGCGGGCCGACGATCACGACCGGGAACCTCGTACTCGGCTCGATTGGAGCCGCGATCGGTGCAGCGATCGTGTGGTCGTTCGGTGACACCGGCATCGTGATCCCGGCAACCGCCAACAACGGACTGGGGATCACGACACCCACGGGCACGGGGCAAATCTGCGATGTGACCTGGGTCTGGGACGAGTAACGCCCGGTGGCGTTCCCGACCATCCCGACGACAGCGGCGAACACGCTGCTCTCGGCAACGACGAGCACCGCCAGCACGACCCACACGTTCCCTAGCCTGACAACACTCGCCCCGCAGGCGGGTGACCTGATCATCGCGATCTGCGTCATGTACGAGGGCGACACCAGCCCGCAGTTCTCGTCGTGGGGGGCGTCGCTCACCGAGATCCTGGACGATTCAACAACAGGAACCGGCAACGGAGCCATCGGGGTCGCGTACAAGGTCGCGTCGGGCAGCGAGTCAGGCACGTTCACCGTCACGTCGGCCGACTCGTGGAAGTCGGTGCAGTTCCTGATGCGGATCCCGGCCGCGACATGGCGCGGATCGGGGTCACCGCCGGAGGTGCAGGCCGCGTCCCGCGCGTCAGGTGCGGCAGCAGACCCAGGATCGTTCGACCCGTCCGGTTGGGACGCGGAGGACACGCTCTGGATTTGCGTTGGCGGGCAGACAGAGACCTCCACGACCGGCAGCCCACCGGTCATCTCGGCATCACCGACGAACTGCTCCGGCGATCTGATCGTCGCTCGCGCTGCCGATGCGGTGGGTGACATCACCGCAGGTGTCGCCTTCCGCCAGTTCAACGCCTCGGCCGAGGACGTGGGGGTGTGGACGGGATCCAACTTCATCCGTGGCAACGGTGTCGCGACCGTGATCGCCGTTCGCCCTGCCCCCGTTGTGGAAGCAGACCTTCCGATCGTGGCGATGCTGCCCCCGGCCCCGGCTGGCTGGCCCCCACACTACAACTAGGAGAGCCGGGTGCCGCAGTACGCTCCGACGCACTCGCTGACACGGGCACCCGTCAGGCAGCCCCGCACGGTCTACCGTGGACTGTGGGCGATCCCTGCCAGCACCGCAACAACGGTCAGCCTTGCGTCTGCTGTTACGGCAGCTGTGCAGATCGACACGGCGACGTTCTCCCGCACGGCAACGTTCGCGACAGCGGTCACCGCCGATGTGGCTGTCGCGACCGACCTGACGCGCACGGCAACGCTAGCCTCGGACAACCCGTACGTGGTCGATGTTGTGACCAGCATCAACCGTGGGGTAGGGTTGGTGTCCGCTGTCACGTCCGCGTTCGACGTGGCAACCGACATGACGATCGCCAGGGCGCTGTCCACCGCGTTCGGTGTGACCCTGACGATCGACACGGCAGCCCCGACCAGGACTGCCACCCTGGCGTCCGACAACGCTTTCGGCGCACAGGTGGACACGGTTGGCACCCATATCGCCACCCTTGCCAACGATCTCGGCCTGACGCTCGATGTGGCGTCCACCCTGATCCGGGGGGTTGTGCTCGCCAGCGACATCCCGCTAAGCGTCGATGTCGTCACCGCGCTCCAGCGTGGCGTGGCGCTTGCGTCGGACAACCCGTACGTGGTGGCGATTGCCACCGACATCGCCAGGGGTGTCGGACTGGCAACGGATCAGCAGCTCATCGCTGCGATCTCCACGGTGCTGACCCGCACCGCAACCCTGGCAAACGATTTGCCGCTGTCGCTGAGCATCGCGACATTGCTGACGACCTCCGGCGGAGGAACCACGCACAGTCTCGCCAATGACCTTCAGTTGGCGTTGGCGATCGTGACGACCCTGACCGCTATCCGCCCGATCGCAACAGACACCCAGTTGTCAGTGGCGATCGACACGGTTCTTACGCGCATCTTCGTGCTGGCTGCCGATCTTCAGGTCACGCTCGGGATCCAGACTTCGCTGACACGCGGAACCGCTGTAAGCACGTCGGTGCAGATCGCTGTGGGACTGGTGTCCGCGCTGACCAGGGGCGCAGCCCTGGCATCCGATCTTCCTGTTAGTCTCAGTGTTGCTTCCGCTTTGACAAGGGTGGCCCGGATGTCAACGTCGATTCCGCTGTCGTTCAACCTATACACGCAGTTTGCCGGTGCCGGCCCGAAGGCGTGGCGAACGCTTCTGCACGCCGGTACATGAGCGACACCTGGGCGGTCGTTGTCCCGTCCGTTCGACGCAACAGTCTCGAACGGTTCGTGGATGCGTGGGCACCGCAGCTCGAAGACAAGCATCTGATCGTCGTTCACGACCACCATACGGTTCCCGGTTGGGCGGTCAACATCGACGCGGAGCATCACGCCTGGGACACGATCGGTCTGGAGCACGCGGCTCGGCGCTCCGACATGATCCGCTCCTGGGGCATCTACCGGGCGTGGGAGATGGGGGCGGCATACACGCTGACCCTGGACGACGATGTGCGCCCGTGCGGCGACCTGTTCTCGCACTACGAGACGGTGTTCCATCATGGTGCCCCGTTGTCGCCGTATCTGAACGTTGGTGCGTTGACGACCTACGGCAAGCCGTTGCGCGGGTTCCCCTACCAGGAGCGCCTGTCGGCAACGGTGGGTGTGCAGTACGGCGGCTGGCACGGTGTTCTGGACTACGACGCCTCCACCCAGCTTTCCGGTGTCAGGGACTACGAGACGTTCGCGCCGGTCGTTCTGCCGGTGCCCCACCATGCGCCGGTCACGGGCTGCATCATGAACTGTGCGTGGCAGACCGGTTTCGCCCCGATCATGTGGCAGTTGCCGCTGATCGACGGCAAGTACAACCGTTTCGGTGACATCTGGTCGGGCCTGTTCCAGAAGAAGGTGCTGGACTATCTCGGGCATGTGATGGTGGTGAACGGCAAGGCCAGCGTCCGGCACCAGCGCGCGTCCGATCCGGTAAAGAACGCTTTTCGCGAGGCCCCCGGCATCCCCCTGAACGAGAACCTGTGGTACGGGCTTGAGGTTGGCGGGTCAAGCATGATCGACGCCTACCGCGAGGTGACCGACTCTGCGGCCGGACTGTTCGAGGACTGGTACTCGATCCCGTTTCTGGAAGCGAGGGACGAGTGGCTGGCCCTGTTCTGACCGACGCCATGTGGAACCGGGCGTCCAGCGTCGATGGCTGGTACGCGCGGAAGGAGGCCGAACTGCTGTTCTCCGCAACCCGTGGCCCGTGGGTGGAGATCGGATCGTGGAAGGGCCTGTCAACCGCTGTTCTCGGGCAGACAGAGTTTCCCGGCTGGGCGGTGGACACGTTCACTGGTTCCAGCGAGCACGGCACCGTGGACACCTACGACGAGTTCATGGAGCACATCAAGGGCTTGCCGGTAACGGTTGTGCGGGGCGACTACCGCGACGTGTACCGGAAGGTTCCCAGGGGGGCGCTCATGCTGCACATCGACCACGAGCACACCTACGAGGACACGAAACGGGCGTTCAAGCTGTATGCGCCCCGGCTTGGTCGCAACGCCAGGATCGCGTTGCACGACGCCTGGTGGTACGACGAGCGTGACCCCGATTCCTGTCCCTGGCCCGGTGTGACCCGTTTCGCTCTTGAGCTGCTCGACCATCCGGAGTGGAGGCTGTGGGACGACTGTTTCCGTCTCGCCGTGTTCGAGCGCCGGTGAACCATCTGATCGTTGCCCGCTGGCAGGAGGACATCTCCTGGCTGGACACGATCGACGGGTGGAACCCGATTGTGGTGACGAAGAACGTGGATCTGCCGAACGAGGGCAGGGAGTGCTCGTCGTTCTTCTTCGGTCTTGCCAAGGTGTACGACAGCCTGCGTCCCGGTGACCGGGTTGCGTGCGTGCAGGGCAGCCCCCTTCCGCATTGCCCCGATCTGAACGTGGCCCTGCTCGAAGAGGGGCCGTTCGTGGAGCTGGGAACCTGGAAAGTGGTGTGTGACCTGGAAGGGCTTCCGCACCATCCCGGGTTGCCGATCCGCGAATACTGGGATGACTGGATCGGCACGGAGCCTCCGGAGTCGTTGTCGTTCACGGCCGGGGGACAGTTCTCCGCGTCGGCGGAGACGATCCTGTCCCGTCCTGTCAAGGACTACCAGTTGATGGTCGGGGAGATGTCGAGGCAGTCCGCGCCCTGGGTGATGGAACGCCTGTGGCCCTACTACTGGCACCAAAAAACGAGGAAGTGATCTTCTGCACCCGTCCGTCCTGTACTACGTGGAGAAGCACGTCGAGCGGTACAACCTTGCCGAGCTGAAGACGCTTGAGTGCGGCAGCCAGAACATCAACGGTACGGTGCGGCCCTACTTCACGGGCCAGTACATCGGCATCGACATGGAAGACGGGGATGGCGTGGATCTTGTCGCGTCTGCCAACGACATCCCGTTCAAGGACGAGTCGTTCGACGTTGTGGTCTGCACCGAGATGCTGGAGCACGACCCGGCGTTCTGGAAGTCGATTTCGGAGATGACGCGGGTGCTGCGACCGGGCGGGCATCTGTTGCTCACGACGCGCGGCATCGGGTTCCCCTATCACGAATATCCGGGCGACTACTGGCGGTTCACCAACGAGGCCATCGAGATGTTGCTTCGTGACGCCGGACTGACGATCGGGAACATCTGCTCCGACCCGTATCCCGACCATCCCGGCGTGCTGGCGTACGCAACCAAGCCAACAAGCGAGGACGCATGAAGTTGAAGAAGTACAAGAAGGGCGTTGCCGCCGCTGCCGGTGTGCTGGTCGTGGTGGGCACCGCGCTCCAGGACGGTGACCTGTCGCAACCGGAGATCATCGCGATCCTGGGCGCTGTCGCGTCCGCTGTCGGTGTTGTCTGGGCCAGAAACGAGCCGGCGTGAACGCTGGCAAGGCTGCCGCTATCGCGGCGACGATCAAGGCCGGGAAGGTCGAGAAGACCGTGCGGCACCCTGGCGCGAAGAAGTCGAAGATCGCGAAGGGGAAGAAGTGATGGCAAAGCGGCGCATGTACTTCGACAAGATCCCGAAGCGCAAGGGCAGGGCCGGAGCGAGGGTGACGAAGGTCGAAGAGGACGGCTCGTTCGGAATGATCGGCGGGTTCGTCATGGACGCAGAGACAAAGAAGAAGCGAAAGGGGATCCGTGGCTGACAAGATCGGATACCAGCACGGCCTCGACGCTGCGCTGCTGCGCGAGAAGAACCTGCACCCTGAGCACAGGGCTGCCTGGGAGAAGCGCACCGCGACCCTCAAGTCTCTGGTCAAGGGACACAACGAGTTCGAGGATCGGCTGTCTGCGCTGGAGGCGCAGGCCCCTGCCCCTTTCCCGTTCCGGGGGTAGCGTACGCGGCATGGGGTCTTGCCAGCGGCCAGTTCACCGCCCTGTCTTTGGCTCGCAGAGCGAAGCAGCTCGGGTTCTATGCTGTCGCACTCGAACTGGACGACTTCGACAATCAGCAACGGTGGCCTGTGTTCCAGGAGGTGCTGCGTGCCGAGGGGCTGCTTCCGGGTGTGTGGTGGACGATGGCAGAGAACATCGTCAGGACACCGGACGATGCCGGTTTTGCGATTGCCGAGGTTGAGGGCTGGGGCGACTTCGTAGGTGGAACCCAGGCGATCCTGTCCGGGAACCTGCCCGACTGTCCTTTGGCGACAGTCACGAACTTCGCCGGGTTCGCTGTCACAGACCAGAACGGCGTAATGGACATTGCGGCGTCCAGGGCGAACGCGAAGCCGTGGGTGGACGCGGGGTTCGTCTGTCATGCGGAGTGCTATGTGAACGAGAACCCGTTGGCGACACCGGAGCGCATGGAGTTCACGGCTGTCAACCAGTTGGGGTTCAAGGAGTTCTACCCGGTGTTCGGCACCTACGGGAACAACCACACGCTTGCCGACTATCAACAGTGGTTTGATTATTCCGGCTATAGCGCGTATCTGATCGAGACGATCACGACTTGAGCACACAGACCGCGGAGCCGGTGAGTGCTCTGCGGGCCTATGTGGAGATCGAGTCCGCCCGCGAGCACCCGGCGTTCTTCGCCAACCATCTAACGTGCATCGACTCCCGCTCGGGAGAGGTGTTCCGGTTCACGATGCTCACGCCCGACGAGGCGGAGGAGCACGGCCTGGAGTACCGGGGCAACGAGTGGTTCTGGCAGCGCGAGTATCTCGACAAGGTTCTTGCGGCAGACCAGACGATCACGCTGAAGGGACGCCAGCTTGGTGTCACCTGGGTGTGGGCGATGCTGGCGTTGCACACGGCGCTGTTCAAGCCCGGTGCCGACATCCTTGTCTACTCGATCAAAGAGGACGACGCGGTAGCGGTCATCAACCGGATCTGGGACATGTTCCTGTCCCTGCCGGATCATTTCCGTTCGCTGGTCGAAGTGGTGAAGCCCAGCCGCAACGCAAGGCCGTCCACGACGATCGAGTTGCGTCACAGGGACGGCAAGGTGTCCTCGATCGTTGGTATGGCTGCCACCAAGAGCGCCGGCCACGGTCGGTCTGCGGCGCTCATCATCTTCGATGAGGCGTCACGCCAGGAGTACGCCAGAGAGCTTTGGAAAGCGGTCATCCCGGCGATGGGTGACAAGGGTGGCCGGATCGGGGTTGTGTCCACCGCGAACGGCATGTCGGACGGGAAGGGCAGGGGCAACTTCTTCCACGAGTTGTGGGTTGGGGCTGGCGGGCCTGACTATCCCCGTCTGCACCGCGAGTTCCTGCGTTGGGATCTGCACCCTGACCGTGACGATGCCTGGTACGACAACGTTGCGTTGGGTCAGGCGGAGAAGGCGGAGCAGTACCCGAACACCCCGGACGAGGCGTTCCTGCTGTCCGGCAACCCGTACTTCGACGTTCACGCCCTGAAGGAGTACACGGAGCTTGGCTGTCCCAACGAGGGCCGGTTCCAGTTCGTCACGTATACGGATCAGCCGAACAAGGCGAAACTGGTGGCATCCGAGTCCGGTTGGGTGGAGGTGTTCCAGAAGCCCGAACCGAACAAGGAGTACGGGCTGGCAGCGGACGTTGCGACCGGGCACGGCACAGACTTCTCTGTAGGGGCGGTGATCGACCTTCAGACGGGCGCTCCGTGCGCCGAGGTCTACATGAAGGCCGACTATGAGGCGTTCGCTGAGCAACTGCATTTCCTGGGCCTGTGGTACAACACCGCGCGGCTTGCCGTGGAGAAGGGTGGCGGCTACGGGGACGTGGTGATCGGCCATTTGCGGGACGGGCACAAGGGACGCAAGCCGTACCCGAAGATGTACCGGCACCGCTCCTGGGATCATCCGACGCGCCCGACCACGGTGCAGCTCGGGTTCCCGATGAACCAGAAGACACGAGCGCATGTCGTGTCCGCGCTTCGGGACTGGGTGAACGACAGGCTTCTGCCCTGGATGACGCCTCGCTGGTTGTCCGAGTCGAGGACGTTCGTCCACCGTGAAACCCGCCCGTCGCCTCGTGCGGCGGACGGCTGCAACGACGACGTTGTGATCGCGTGGGGCATCGCACTCGTCCTGTACGGCGAGTTCGGTGAGCACCAGCACTCGTACAAGAAGAAGAACATGGACGCCTTCCGCGTCTCGAAACCCAAGCCCCTGTCCGCGCTGGATCCGAGGGCACAGAGGAGATAAGAATGGCGGCACCAGGACTGCCTCCTGAGATGCTTTCAGCCCTGATGGGGGGCGCTGCCCCTCAGCCCGCTGCCGGCGGGGGGATTCCCCCTGATCTGTTGGCTGCGGCAGAGCAGATGGCGACCGAGGCGACGAACGCGGAAATGGGGCCTCCGGACGCGCAGCCGGAAGGTTCGCTGTACGGGTCTGCGGGTGGCGCTAACACCGAGGCTTTGCGCGGTGCGCTCGACATGCTGAAGGAGTACGCGGAGGCCGAGGACGACGAGATGCACATTCAGACCGTATTGAAGTGCCTCGCCACGCTTCAAAAGATTCTTGTGGAGGAGCAGCAGGGCCAGGACGGTCTGCTCCAGGGCAAGGCTGACCCCCGTGCGCTGAGGCAGGCGTTGGGGGCGGTCGGTGGCTGAGAGGCTCCCCAACAAGGACGCCTTCGACAAGGCGATCCAGTACATCGGTGAGTGCCAGTCGTTCCATGCTGGGTTCATCGCTGACGTGGATCGCCGCTACAAGGCGTACCGGGGCGTGGTGGATGAACTGCGTGAGGCTGCGGAGTGGACGAGCAAGCTGTATCCGCCGTACATCATGCACATCGTTGAGACGAGTCTGGCGTCCCTGGTCGATGACAGGCTGTCGTACCGGATCCGCCCTCGCGCGACGATGGAGCAGTATTTCGATCCGTCTGCCGGGGAGCGGGCACGGCTTGGGTCGGAGGCGCATCAGGTGTTGTTCGACTGGCAGGTTCGCCGGTCGGGGTTCCATGAGGAGCAGCGCCCGTTCGCGTTGCAGAACGCCATTGCGGGGATCACGGTCGCGAAGACCTTGTGGACGACCCGCGAGGAGCGTCGCCGCCAACTGGTGTCGGAGGAGCAGCCCCTGACGGACGCCAACGGGTTCCCGGTGGTTGACCCGATGACCGGGCAGCCGGTGACGGTGCCGTCGATGCGTGAGGTCGTGAAGCCTGTTGTCGTGTATGACGGGCCGGTCACAGAGGTGCGTGACATCCATGACTTCATGTGGCATGAGGCTGCAACGAAGATCGACAATGCCCGCTATCTGGTGGACAGGGTGTGGTTGTCACCGGAGGATCTGTGGGAACAGTTCGAGGGGGACGACCCGATGTGGGGGCCGAAGCGGGGCGGCTGGCCGGAAAGGCTGGTCAGGGAGATCGTCGGAACCGCCGATGCTGCCGACAACTACCCGAACCGTTGGGGTGCTGATTCCCGCAAGACCACCAAGGATCTGATCGAGGTGTGCGAGGTGTGGGATCAGGTCAACAAGACCGTCACCACCGTCGTGAACCGTTCCGCGCTGCTTGCCTACCGGGAGAAGTTCCCGTTCTTCCATGAGTCCCCGCCGTTCGTGGTCTGTTCGACGCAGCCAGACCTGTTCGGCGTGGTGGGAATCTCCCAGGTGGAGAAGATCGACGCTCTCCAGAAGATGCTGTGGGATGTCGCGAACCAGCGTCTCGACAACCTGCGCTTGATCAACAACGCGATCATCTTCTTCCGTCCTGACATGGAGAACCCGGAGGATCTGGAGTTCGAGCCGGGTGCGTTGTGGCCGATGGAAGATCCGACCCAGGTTGGTCAGTGGGCACCGAACCCGATCCCGGCCGAGATTTCCCTTGGCAGCGAGGCGCTGCTGAAGGGGGACATGCAGAACCTGTCCGGCGGGTTCCCGTTCTCCAGTGGCACCGATTCGCAGGTTGTGGATCAAAAGACAGCAACCGGCGCGTCTATTGTCACGAACATTGCTCAGCGTTCGATCGACATGAGCAAGGCGTCGATGCTGCGGGCCTGGGAGAAGGTGGGTCAGCAGAGGATCATCCTGAATCAGCAGTTCATCAGGACGCCGACCGCAGCTCCGGTGCTCGGCCTGGATGGCGAGGAGGAGATCGCGATCGTCATGCCCGAGATCCTCCAGGGTGATTTCAACTTCGAGATCGAGGCGTTGCCCGACGCGGCCCGCAAGCAGGAGGAGCAGGCGTCGGCACAGGCCCTCTACCAGATCGGGATGCAGGCGATCCCGATCGTTGCCGGTCTTGCCCAGCAGGGTGCGGCAACGCTTATCAACGTGGACGCGCTGTGGGAGGACACGCTCAAGGCGTTCGGGAAGTCCGACTTCAAACGGTATTTCAAGTCGGCTACCCCGGCACCTCCTCCCGCACAGGGCGGTCAGGCCCCTCCGGGGGCGGAACAGCAGGCGTTGGGGATCACGGGGCCAGGGTCGATTGACCCGTCCGTGTCTCCTTCCGCCATGATCTCGCAGTCGCCTGTCACGGCGCTTCAGAGGGCACAGGCTCTCGGCGGTGGCGGCGCTCGAAACGTGTGAGGTGATCCTTATCGATAGGGGTGAGCGGCTCGATCTGGTCAGCCGGCTCGACAACATCGCTGCGGTTCATGCCGGAGCGGAAGAGTTGAAGTTCCAGCGGGACACGTACTACCAGAATCTCGCCCGCAACCTTTCGTCGTCAACTGCTCCTGTTGACCAGCGGGACATCGACTACAAGCGGGGGTTCTGGCAGGGCGCTATCTGGGCGTTGACGCGGTTCCCGAAGAAGGCCCGTGTCGATCTTGAGCGTGAGATCGAACAGGCCATGAGCAAGAAGGATGGTGAACTGAGTGAGTGAGGGCATTGAGTCGGAGGCCGATCTCGCGGAATCCCTCGTTGACGACGGGATCATGGACTGGCTTCTCGACAAGACCCCCGGCGAGAGCGCCGACACGGGTTCGCAGCCCCGCGACCCAGACACAGGACGATTTGTCCCCCAGCAGCCGCAGGAGGCGCAGGAGGAGACTGAAGTTGTGGCCGAGGAAGAGGCCACGGACACCGAGGACGAAGCCCCCTCAGACGAGGAGACGGTGGAGGACGAGGGTGTCGAGGACGAGGACGACGAGGCGCTTGTCATCGAGTTGAACGAGCGTGTTCAGTCGGTTCTCGACAAGTACGGCGGGGACGTTGGCAAGGCGTTGGAGGCGCTGGCGGAGAGCCAGTCGCTGATCGGACGCCAGGGCAACGAGGTTGGCGAGCTGCGAAAGCAGTTGGACGAGATGAAGTCCATGCTGGAGCAGCGTCAGCAGCCCCAGTTCCAGCCGTATGTGCCGTACCAGAACGACATCGAGGAGAACCCGCAGGGCCTTGTGTTCGAGGCTTTGGAGCGGGGCGACGGTGCAACGCTTCACCAGGCGCTGAAGGCGTGGGGTGAGGTGGAGCCGTTCGAGGCCGCGATGTTCGCCGTGAACCTTCAGCAGCAGATGAACGAGGTGCAGCAACAGCAGGCACCCGCCCATCCGCAGCAGGAGGTCACGCTTGAGTCCGCGATGGCAGAGGTTGTTTCCCGCCATCCGGATGTCGAGCAGCATCTTCCCCATCTGGGGAAGGTGGCAGAGGAGTTCCCCACCCTCCGGGGGATCCTTGAAAACGGCAACCCTTCCGAGAGGGCTTCGGCCTTCGAGGAGCTTCTCAAGATCACCAAGAGCCGCCAGGTTGGCGTCACCTCGAAGGAGGCTGTGAAGCGGGTTGTGTTGAAAGCAGCGGAGGAGGTCGCGCAGGAGAAGTCGGACGCACGGGTTGTGTCCGCCACACGTAAGGCTCCTGCTCCGACAACTCGCGAGGAGCGCCTTGAGTCGTTCTACAGCGAGTTTGACCGCGCAGCGGGCCAGCTCTATGGGGGCAACTGGCTAGAGGCCGCCCAGGAGGGCTGATACCCACGCTTCGTCGGGAACCATGTAACTGTTCCTAACGGAGAAAAGATCCAGAATGGCCGTAACGGTCAATACTGGGATCGTTGATACCGAGGCTGTTCTCAGTGATGAGAAGGTCGTGGATATGGAGCCGAAGTTCCGGCTTCTGGATCCCGACACCAGCCAGTTCATGACGATCCTGAACAGGCTGCCGTCCAGGGCTGCCACCCGCGAGAAGGTCAACTGGCTTGAGGATCAGTATTTCCCCAACGCCACCACTCTCGCTGCGTCGGCTACTTCGGCTGCCACGTCGCTCAGCATGGCGACGGACACTGGCGCGTATTTCCGTGCCGGTGACATCATCCTTCTTGCCGAGACTGGCGAGAAGTGCGAGGTGACGGGTGTGACCACCGATTCGGTTGGTGTGACCCGTTCGATCGGTGACATCGCTGCTGCTAATGCCGAGTCCACGAAGGACGTGGTGATTATCGGTAACGCATCAGCGCAGGGTGCCGACTATGGAACGCTGAAGGCCACGAAGCGTGTTCTGGGCTACAACTACACCCAGATCGTGCGGCATCCGTTCGGTTTCACCGGCACGGATGTGGAGATCGAGACGTATGGCTCCAACGAGCCTGCGACAGAGCTGGCGAAGAAGGCCGTGGAACATAAGCGGGCTTTGGAGCATCTGTCGTTCTTCGGTGGTCGGGCGTTCTCGTCCGCATCGCCGTCCTCGAAGGGCTACATGGGCGGGATCCAGGAGTACCTCTCGACCAACGTGTACACGTCGGTGGGGACGCTCTCGCTCACCTCGTTCGACAACAAGATGCAGGACATCTACCAGCATGGTTCGCTGCGGAAGGTCATTTTCGCAGCGCCCACGCCGGCCCAGGCGCTCTCGAACCTGTTCGCGAACAACTGGGTTCGTGCCCGCCCGGAGGATCGGGTGTACGGCGCGAAGGTGTCTGCGTTCATCAACGGTGCGTACGGTGAGTCCACCCCGGTCATCGTCAAGCGCGAATGGGGTGTCTTCCAGACTGCTAACAAGCAGCTTGGTGGCGCTCTGTTCGTCGTGGATCTGGACTACGTGAAGAAGCGCCCGCTGCGGAATCGCAACGGCCTGCTTCTGCGTGGACGCCAGGGCAACGGCGAGGACAAGGTCATCCACGAGTACCTGACCGAGACTTCGATGGAGGTTTCGGTGGAGAAGGCTCACGGAGTCCTGTGGGGCATCACGGGCTAACACCGTGATCTGGGAGGGGGCTGAAAGGCCCCCTCCCTCTCATTCTCAAGGAGTTGATTCGTCTTGGCAAACGCCAGGTTTGTTTCACGCTACGGCAACTATCAGGTCGGTGTTCAGAACGAGATTCTGGAGCACTACGGAACCGGCGAAGCGAAGGTTCTTCAGAAGCGCATTGACGCCCAGTTCCGCCGCACGCTGCTCGACGCGGACGCTTTTGCTGTCGCGGTTGCGTCTTTCCAGTTTCCCGGTCTGCCAGAGGACTTCGAGACGAACACGAACGTGTCTCCGCGCTCCCGGTGCAGCGTGTGGGACTCCGAGTGGTCGCGCTCGAACGAGGGCTTTACCGACGATGAGATCGACAAGATCATTGAGAAGTTGCGGGCCACAGCAGGGGCCGACCATGTGGAGCTTGCCCCGGTCGCGGCCAAGGAGCCGTTCCCGAACTTCGATCTTCTCGACCCGGCCAAGGCGATCGAGGTCATCCGGACGCTGAACCTGGATCCGGAGGCTGTCGCGGAGTACGAGCGCGAGAACCAGAACCGCGAGGAGCTGCTGGCGCTTCTGCTCGGTGACGACATGCGCGAGGCGGAGGTGGTGATCGAGGCTTGAGCGTCGAAACCGACGCTCTGAAGAAAAGGATGGCTGAGGTCTCGGAGCTTCAGCAGAACTATCTGCCGGACGATCCGACTGCCACATTCATCAGACAGGCAACACCCGGAACGACCTATTGGCGGTGCGAGGTTCCAGCCTCCAGGTTGCCGGCGAACGTCATCGGCTTGCGGCCAGAGCTGTTCTCGATCACCAGCCGTGAGCCGTTCGAGATCGCGATGCAACATGCCGTGGGGCCGCTGGTGTGGCAGTTCCTCGGGGACGACGCCCGCACCAGGATTGCGTTCCAGCTTCAGGCGCAGGGCTACGCCACGTTGCAGGAGGTGGACGACAACTACCTGCGGTCGGTGCCGAGCAACACCCAGTCCACCTGGGCGAAGACCCATGCGGAGGCGAAGGCGAAGGGCCTTACCTATTCGCATGAAATGCACCGTGCTCTTACGCCGTTGTTCGACGGGATCATTTGTGCCACCGATTTCCTGGCAGACCTGTATTCGGACTACCACTCGAACGTCTTTGTGTGCCGGAACAGTGTGAAGCCGGAAGACTGGAACATCGAGCGGCACACCGACGACGTTCTGCGGATCGGCTATTACGGCAGTCCGTCCCACAATATGGACTGGCCGTACGTCAAGAAGGCGTTCAAGTGGGCGTCACGCCAGCCGGGTGTGGAGTGCATGACGATCGGCTTTCGTCCTCCCGGCTGGACGGGCAGGGCGATCCCCTGGGCTGACAGTCTGGGAGAGGCAAGGGCCAAACTTGGTCTGCTCGACATTGGGGTTGCCCCGTTGCGACCGAACGAATGGTCGAACAGCAAGAGCGACGTGAAGGCCCTGGAGTACGCGATGGCCGGGGTTCTGCCGATCGTGTCCCGCTCGGAGCCGTACCGTCCGTGGTGGGACGAGCAGGGCTGGGAATGGACTGCCCAAACGCAAGAAGAGTGGCTGGAGATTTTCCGGCATCTCGTTCACAACCCTGACGAGGTGAAGGCCGGGGCCGAGGAGGCGAAGCGGTACGTGTTGGAGCATCGAAACATCGACACAACGGTTGAACGCTGGCGGGAGGTGTTCGCAAGCCTATGAGAGACGCACGCAAGCCGGTGATCCCGCTGGCGGTCGAGCAGGACGAGGACTTCGTGAACGTTCGTGCCGATGGCACGGTCACGGCGGCGGCGAAGATCATCCTGTCGGAAGAGGACGTTGGCCGCATGAAGGCCGGGTACGTGTGCGCCGTGTGCCTTGAGGCGTACGACGTGCCGTTCCCGAAGGAATGCAAGGTGTGCAAGTTCCCGATGCGGGACAAGCAGGCCGAGTTCATTGCCAGGGGCTACAAGGGCAACGTTCGGATGGGGCCAACAACGTCGCTTGCCGACGAGATGGCGCTGATGGACGAGCTGGAGGCCCGCAAGAAACGGGAGCTGTGGGGTGTGTCAAAGCCGCAGATCCTTCTTCCGGGCAAGAACTTCTGATGCCGAGACGCATCGGCAAGAGACAGTTCGTCCGCAACCGCAACCAGCGCCGCAGGCGCGGACACGCAAGGCAGTCGAGGAAGGACAAGAAGCTCTAGATGAACCTTTCGGATTTCAGAACCCGTGTTGCGCGTGTCACGGGCATGAGCACGTCCGCGTCCGCTGACACAAATCTGATCGACGCCTGGGCGAACGAGGCTGTCGAGCAGTTCTTGAAGGAAACGAAGATCAACGTGATCCCTGCGTCATTGGCTGTCACGGCCGATCAGGGTGACTATTCGTTGGACGCCGACATTCTCGCTTTGCTGGACGTGTACTACGTGCCCGCCAGCGGTGAGAGCCTGCTGATGGAGCCGATCTCCACCCGTGAGATCACCGACATGCGTTTGTGGTCTGCGACGACGGACACGGCACCACGCTACTACTCGTTGCAGGGGGCTCATCTGTTGCGGATCCATCCTGCCCCTGTGTCCAGCTCGGACACGTTGCACCTGCTGTATGTGCCGAAGCCGTCTACCACGTTGTCGGTCACGTCGGATTCCCCGTCCACGAACACGAAGGGGAACATCCCGACCGAGTACCACCCGATCCTGGAGGCGTACGTCAAGTGGAAGGCCGCTGAGGCGGAGGAGCACAAGCCGTCGCAGGGCGGGCTGGCGTTCCAGGCGGAGTGGGAGCGGGGCCTGAAGATGGTGCGAAGGGATCTGAACAAGAAGACCGGCGTGTACCGGGGCCGGAAGGTCGGGATGCACAATCGGCGCAGGCCGTACCCGACCACGCCGGGTATCGACTGGCGATGAGCCGTCCGCTGCCGCTCCAGAACCAGTTTACGAACGGCATGAAGCGGGACATGTCCCGCAACAGGATGCCGCCGAACGCGGCCTGGAACATCATCGACGGGATCATCGAGTACGGCGCTCCTGTGCGGGAGCGGGGCGGGTGGGCGAACCATTCGTCTGCGGTGAGCGCGGTCACGGCGACCGCCTCCTACATCCAGGGCGGGGTGTTCGCCACGTTCTCCCCCACGGCCGGCGCAGTCTCGAAGAACCTGTGTCTGGACGAGGACGGATACCTGTACTCGGTTGCGACGGGGGCCGTGACGGGGATCGGGCAGGCCCATAACGTGATCCAGAACCCGGTCTTTCACGGGGGTACTGCCGCCTCGGCTGCCACCGCTGTTTACACGGGGCTGGTCATCATCCCTGACGCTGACGGGGCCGCAGCCCCGTACAAGTATGACGGCACCACGCTGGCGGCGCTGGGTGGTTCCCCGCCGTTCGCGAAGCTCGCCACCGTCTACAAGGACTACACGGTGTTGGGCGCGGGAACCGTGTCGAGCACCGAGTACCCGAACCGCATTTGGTTCTCCCCGCCTGGTGACCCTGACTGTGCGGTGTCCGGTGCGGTGACCGCCTGGGACACCACCGACAGTTGGATTGACTTCTCGTTGCCGATCAAGGCTCTGGCAGCGACGAAGAGCGCTTTGCTGGTGTTCCATGACCAGCAGATCAGCCGGGTGCGCGGCAACACGCCGCCCCCTGGCGAGGACATGGTGAACGACGATCCGTGGCAGCAGTTGGGCCTGTTGGATCCGTTCGGGATCGTCGTCTACCAGGATCAGGTGTTCTTCTGTGCCCCGGAGGGCCTGTTCCGCACCGACGGCGTGTACATGGACGACCTGACGACAAAGGGCGGGATGCTCCGGTACTGGCGTGACCTGACCGACCAGGCCACCTCCACCTGGACGTTCTCGATGGGGGTGATCCGCAACAAGGTCGTCATTTCGGTGATGGACGGCACCACGTTCAAGGACGCTTTCCTTGTGGACTTGAACACGTACGCATGGTCACGGTTGTCAAACCTGAAGGCCACGTCGTTCTGGGATGGACAGTACGGGGTCGGTGACGACACGTTCTTCGGTCGCAGAAACGCGGACTATGTGGCCCGTCTCGCCACGATCTTCGATGTGGGGGACTCGACCTACAAGAACGACGGGGACGGCACGGCGGTGGCGGCCGTGTTGGAAACCCCGTTCTACGAGCTGGGCCGACCGGGCATCAAAATCGTGAAGGCGCTGCATGTCGGCTACCAGTTGGATGACTTCGCGACAGACAACCCGACGTTGGCCGTGTCATATGTGACCAGCCCGGAGTCCACGTCGTACACGGCCCTGTCCACCCTGGCAGAGACGAGCGGAGTGTACGACCGGCAGCGTGTGCCTGTGGGGGGACGGATGTACGGGATCGGCCTGAAGTTCGCCCGTGCCAACGCCGGGGACTTACTGGGCTACGACCTGGGTGCTGAGGTGAACCAGCAGGAGGAGTCGAAGCGGTTGCGATGAGCAGTTATGACGAAAAGAGCGACCGCAAGGAGACGAAGGAACAGCGGGAGAAGTCGGAGTCGTTCCTGTCCCCGGAGGAGCGCGGACAGATCAAACGCTATCTGAAGCGTCCGGAGGACTTCCCCAAGGAGTTTGGGGCCTGGATCATCGACTTTCTGAACGTGAACGGGCTGGACATTCCGGTCACTCAGCTGCGGGGGTTCAACAGGTACATCACGAACCGTGGCACGACGTTCCCGACAGAACCGGAGGACACTCAGCCGTTCATTCTGGACGTGGATCCTGACAACGGGATCGCGTGGTCTCTCAGGTATGACTCGCGCATCGGTGACTCGTACAAGTGGGTGTACGAGGGAGGATCCCCGATGTATGTCTCGACGGCGGCTGCTGAGAGTACGACGTCAACGGGATTCCACGACCTTTCGACGGTGGCGACCATCACGCTCCCGAAGGCGGGCATCTACCGCTTCGACTTCGGGGCCAGCATGGACAACTCCACGGCGGACTCCGATCTGATTTTGAGCGTGAAGTATTCAAACAGCGAGGCCACTGACGCTGACGGTATCCAGGCTGAGGGCGTCGTGACGGGTGGGGGGGCTAACCGCATCGGCATGTCTCGTGCGCTTATCGCAACCGTCCCAACCGACAGTCAGGACTGCAAACTCCGCTACCGCGTCGGATCCGGTACAGGCACTTACCGCAATCGCTGGCTTCTGATAACCCCCGTCAGGATCGCCGGGTCTTAGGAGAGGAAAATGGCTACTTCGGCCCCATCCTGGTGGGGACAGTCCCCGATCTCAGGACTGAATGTTATCGAGAACCAGTATCTTGGTACTGGGGGGGCATACCGCCCGTACCGATATGATGTTTCGGGGTTGCAGAGGGCAACCGGCTGGGACGGATATGTTGGCCCTGGCGGGGTGCAGCTCGACTCGAAGGGCCGTGTTCTGGGCCAGTATTCTGAGGGTGCGAACTGGTTCAACGGTGGCGGGTCTGCCCCTGGAACGAACGGGTTTGATCCCATGTCGATTCCGTTCTACGCGCAGGCTGTGGCCCAGTCGAAGGCTCAGGGTGAGGCTGAGAAGGCGCAGGGGATCGCGAACATTCGCCAGCAGCTGATCCAGTTCGGTCTTGTCCCGGAGAACTTCCAGGACAAGTGGGGTGCCCTGGACGACACGACGAAGGCGCTGATCCAGAAGAACACGGACACGGGCATCTCGGCGTACGCAAGGATGCTCGATGACAGGAAGTACGGGATCACCGATTTCGTGAATCGTCTGTCAGCGACGGGGATGCGCCGGTCGGGAACGAAGGGTGCTGGTTTGCGACGCAGGCAGTTGGCTTTCGACCGGAACCTTCAGGATGCCCTGGGTGCCCTGCTTGGCAACATTGGCGGGGTTTACAACGCCTGGTCGAACAGCGAGTACGGGCGCAGCCAATATTTGACGAACCTGCTTGCCCAGGTTTACAGCCAGTATTACCAGCCGTCAGGCGGGGGCGGCGGGGGTTCTGCCCCGGTGGCGTCGCAACCGCAGACCGGCTACGGCAACTACGGCTCGTACACGTACTCCGCTGGTACGGGGCCAACTCAGGGCTACGACGAAACCCGGTTCACGGGCACTCCAGGCCGGTTCCTGGACTAAGGGGCATATATGGCGACCGTCTATGGAAATCCTGGTGTGTGGGGCACGGCAGGCAGGAACACTCGCCTGACCGGGAACCCCGGAACCTGGGGTACGGCTGGGCCGCTTCGTCTGCCCCCGGCACCCAAGCCCCCGGCCCCCAAGAAGAAGAAGCCTCTCGGCATGACCGACGAGGAGTGGGCACGCAAGCAGGCGGAGGAGTACATTGCCGCACAGGTTGCGGCGGTCGAGGAGCAGCGCCGCCTCTACATGGAGGAGCTGCAACGGCAGGCTGCGCTTCAGGCGGAACGAGGCCGTGCCCTGGGCCAGTATCTTCAGCAGCAGAACTTCCCTGGGATGATCCAGGACATCTACTCGAACGCCGCGAAGGACATTGCGGGGTTCGCTGGCGGGTTCGCCGGGGACGTGAGGAACATCGCGAACGCGCAGGCGGCAGAGCAGTTGAACATGGTGTCCGGCACCGGGCAGGAGGGCGCTGTCCGCAACGAGGGCGAGGGCATGGGCAACGTGCTGTACGGGGTTGGCGGTCAGATCCCCGGCACGGCGTTGTCGCAGGCCGGCGCGGCGTTCGGTTCTCTGGCTGCGTTGGAGCCGTCGTTCGCTGCCCGCCAGGGCGCTCTGGACGCTTCCACCCTGTTCAATCAGGGTCTTGGCAACATGTCGGATTTCGCGAAGCAGATCGCGGAGATCAAGGCGCAGTCACCTGAACTTCAGGCGAAGTTCCTGGAGCAGAAGCAGTCATTGAAGGCGCAGGCCGCGAAGACGAAGCAGGACGCCCTGGACGCAGAGCGTGATTGGGCGATGAAGACTGCCGAGTTCAACCTCAAAAAGCTGGAGTCGGAACGAGACTGGCTGATAGCGCAGGCAAAGCAGGCTTTGGCCGAAGGGAAGGAAGACCGCTACAACCAGTTGATGACGCTGGCATTCAAGAAAGAAGCGAACCGTCAGATGCAGTTGAAGGGCATGGACGCGGACGGGAATCCGCTGCCTGGATACCATCGTGACAAGTCAACCGGCCAGATCATTGAGAACGGGTGGAAGATCGGCAAGAACGGCGAGCCCGTGAAGATTGGTGGTTCCAAGGCCACGTTGAAGCAGTCTGAGTTGAAGACGGTTGCCTCGATGTCCCGTGACGGGGTGAGGAAGGCGTCTCTTCTGTTCTATGACAAGAACGGGAGGCTCAAGCCGAACTATCAGAACAAGGGCGGCAAGGAGATTTACGCGATTCTCTGGGCGAACATGGGCGGCAACTCGCTCCAGACTGGTGCCGCGAGGATCGCCCTTCGCAAGACGATCCTTCAGATTATGAAGGCCCTCGGGATGACGAACATACGTCTGCGAAGAAGCGGGGCCGGGGTTTCCGACACGTATGATCGCCTGCCCCCATCTATCAATCCTAATGATGTTGCTGGCGCGGCCGGTGGCGAGACGGAAGATCCCAGCGGCGGGCTAAGCGGAACGGGAACATAGATGCCGGGAAAGCGCGGCGGGAACGGCGGCGGCACTAAGAAGAAGGTGGTGCTGCGGCGTTCGGGGAGCGGGCCGTCCACCTTGAAAAAGACCCCCACCTATTCGACCAAGCCAGCCCCAAAGAGCAGGTCGGAACGGCAGAGGGGTGCCTCAAAGTCGTTGAAGGACGTGAAGACAGCCGGGTTCTCCCCGGCTGGACTTGTTGGGAACATCCTTGATGACATTCCGAAGATCGGTCTGGGCTTCGGAAAGATGGTCGGATCGGGAGCTGCTGCGTTCGGCCAAGACCTGTACGAAGCCCCCCGCTATGGTGATTTCAAGTTCGACAAGTTCGACAAGGCGTTTGTTGATCCGCTTCTTGTTGGCCTGCTTGATTTCGGGGACATGATCGTTGACCAGGCCCCCGGTGATCTCTCCATCTCCCATATCGAGATGGGGAAGGACGGCCAGCCTGTCATCAAGTGGGGGAAGTCGAAGACAGAGGATCCGAACCGTTTGTGGAAGATGGCGAAAGAGGATCCGCTTATCACTGTTGCGGCGTTTCTTCCTGCTGTCACGGTGCCCGCGAAGGTTGGCAGCGTTGGATTGCTGACCAAGAGCATTCTTGCCGCGAACAAGGGCATGTCGCGTGCTGAGGCTGCGAGGTGGGCTGTTAGGGAGTCGCGGCTTCCGGGTACGGCCGCGTTCAACGGTGTTGGTGGGGGTATTCCGGAGAGGGTCTGGAAGGGGGCGTATTCCCAGTCTGTCGCCGCACCACCGTGGGCACGCACTCCCGTTGCCCGTTCTGTGCAGAAGGTCACACAGCGTATCTCACAGACACTGGACAGGTTCAACCAGGGGGAAGGCCCCAGTCTTCTCGGTGGGCGTCTTTCAACGTCAACCCGTGCTGCGAACCGTCAGCGGAAGACGTGGAAGCAGGAGATCAACCGTCTCGACGCATGGGCCAACGAGGCGCAGAGGATCATCGACCAGGGAATCTCCGAGGTGCGTATTGGCCTGATTCCCCGCTCCAGGCCGCATCTGGATCAGGCTCTTCTTGCTGTTCTGGAGGCCCCGAAGTCAATGTCGTTCAGGGCTGCGATCCAAACGAAGATCCTTGATCTGAGGAACATTCTCTCGCAGGTTGACGGGGCCACAGGGGGAAGCCCCGTGAAGCTCGGTGATCTCACCTACACCGGGAAGGATGTTGTCAGGCTCAGGAACAACATTGATCTGTTGGAGAAGGCGCTGAAGGACAGGAAGATCGACAGCGTGGAGTTCTCCCAGGCTGTCGAGGCGTCTGTTCAGGTGTCGTTGAAGGCAGAGGAGATTTACCGCAAGTGGGCTGCCGACAAGGGGATTCCGCTGGATGTTCTGTCCAGGAGAAGGGACGCTGTTGTTCGTCGCTGGGTGGAGCAGGGGCTGATCGAGCCGGACGAGAACGGCTCGCGTGTGTCTCAGGTCGGGAAGGCGCGAGAGAAGTTGGACGCCAAGATCGCGGAGCTCTCGGCTGCTGTTTCATCTGCCGACGATCCAGCGCCACTTCTTGACGAACTTCAGGTCTTGCATGACATCAGGGCTGGACTGCTGGATCCTGACGAGGTTTTGATTCCGGAGGCCAGGGCGTTCGTGCCCCACAAGGAGTTGGACTCCAGCGACACGTCTGGAAGGATGGTTCCAAGGCAGCTCGGCGGGAACGACGTTGTGGGTGTTCCGAAAGAGGTGATGAACGCCCACAAGAACCGTTTGCGTCGGTACATGAAGCAGGCAGTGGAGGCGACGAGAACGTCCCTCACCTCGAACTACCGCAACCGTGTTCGGTACGAGTACACGGTGAAGGCGCGGGAATGGCTGTGGGAGGTTGGCGACGAGCTGAATCCCGGTGATCCAATCCCGAACTATCCAGGCGGAACCGTTCTTGTCAGGGATCCCCACCAGAAAGCCGTAAGGCTAACGGCAGAGCAGCGCAAGGCGGCGAAAGAGGGCGGGGCGACGTACGCGGAGAGGTATGCGGAGGTCAATCCGGACGAGTTCACTCCCACGACGCTTGCCGAAACAGTCCAGGACTGGTTCTGGGACACCAGCAAGCCAAGGCCGGCGTGGTTGGCAGACGAGGACATTGCCGCTGGCACGGTTCGTGCTGTCCCGTACAGGGTTGCCACGGCGCTGCTGGGGGACGCCCACATTGCGTCCAACGAAATGCTGTTGGCGAACGTGGCCGGGATCCTGAACAACGCCTCCCGTGCCGCGTTGATCTACACGCCTGACTTCGGTGCTCGATATGTGGTTCGCAACGGGATCCAGAACATGATCCTGATGTCTGTCACGAACCCGTCTGCGTTCCGGCATGTCGCGCGCAACTCGAAGAGGGGCCGTGGGTTCCATCTGAACCGCGACATTGACGTGGAAACGGGTGCGGTTCAGGCAACGATGGGTCTTCGTGAACTGGGGCCGATCGTGCGTGACCCGAAGAAAAGCGCAGCGGTGAAGGGGGAGATGCTCTCCCGCAGGTTCTCGAACTGGGCCGGACAGAAGCTCTCGGTTCCCGCCGACGAGGTTTGGCGGCGTGCGATGTGGTACGGGTACGCGGAGCGCATGGGCGTTGACGTGTCCGACGCACAGGCTGTGCGAGCGTTCCTGGACTCCAAGGATCCAGCCACAGTCGCCGCACGCAGAAGCATCTCACAGTGGGTTCGCGAGGACATGATCGACTTCGACGCCTTGCCCGAAAAGGTGAAGGCGTGGTCTGGGCGGTACTTCTTCATTCTGCCGTTCAAGTACGGTGCCGCCAAGTGGCCGTTCCAGTGGGCGGCGAACTATCCTCTGCGGGCCGGTCTTCTCGCTGCCTTGACGATGGGACAGGACATCTCCAGCGAGGAGATCAACGCCATTCCCGGCAACAGGATTGGCGGTCAGAACATCGAGTGGATGAACCCGTTTGGCCCTGCGGCGGAAAGTGTCCCACAGGCCCTTGCTCCTGTTGCTGATCTCGCCCGTGGAGACTACGGGGCTGCTCTTGCTGACGCAGCGTACGGCGCTGGCGCGAACCTTTCCCCGGCCCTGCGTGACATTGGTGTCATGGCGTTCAACGACTATTTCGATCGTGGCGCTGACGCTCTGGCGTCGATTGTGCCGGGGATGCCGGACTATCGCAGGCTGAAGCGTGGCGGGAGCTTTGCGGATCAGGTGCGACGTGCCTTGGGGTTCTCAACAGACATGGAGATGTCCCCAAAGCGCAAGCAGAAGATGGAATCCGAGAAGAAGAACCTTCGCGCCATCGTGTCCAAGTACGGGTTGCCATACGACGTTTCCAGCCAGGACGAGATCGACCGGGCCGTGGAGATCGTCACCTGGATACAGGATGCCGACGTTCGCGCGGAGACACACAAGCGTGACATCTACGGGAAACGGGTCAAGTTGACCCCAAGGGAGAAGGCTGTTGCCAGGGTGGAGGCGCTCCGGATCGCATTCCCGTACCTGAAGCTCCCCACGACAGACCAGATCGCTTCGGTTACCGACGAACAGGCCGAATGGTTCCTGGAGCACGATCTTGGGGCAAGTTCCCGCAAGATCATCGCTGCCGTGAAGCGCCTTGACGACGAGGAGAGGTGAGTGCCCTGGGACATTGATGTGCTCAAGCGCCTTGGGGCACCAGTCACAAAGCAGAACAGGCGTTTCCTCCAGACGTGGCAGCGGTGGGAGGGCGGACACACCAACAACACCGCGTCATTCAACTGGCTGAATACCACCAGGGGATCGCAATACCCGTCGATGAACACGGTCGGTGTTCGGGTCTTCCCGGACTACAGGACGGGGATTGACTATACGGCCCAGACGATCATGTCCGGATATCAGGATGTGGTTGCCGCTCTCAGGCAAGGGAACCCGTACAAGTATTCTGGTGACATTCGTGGTGACCTGTCGAAGTGGGTGTCAGGGTCGCGCACCGCCCGCCCGGACTATGCGGCAAAGATCCTTGGCGAGTCTGGGCCAAGCACAGTACGGAAGGCAGCGACTACCGCAGTTGCCGCTGTTGCCGGGGCTGTGCCTCTTCCCGCGAAGCCAAGTCCAGGCGTTGACAATCCGTTCAAGTCCTTCACCCGTTCCTCGTCCCTGTTCAAGAGGTCGAAGCAGGACAGTCCCGGCGTTCCTGATCTTGTGGGGGACAGCCTTCTCGATGCGCTCCCTACCGGGAAGCTCGCGGACGGGGATAACGGGCCTGTCAATCCGAAACTCCCGAAGAAGAGAGAGCTTCAGTCCACATACAACGGCAAGGTGTATGTGCCTGGCACGTCCTGGAAAGGCAGCCATGTGACGGACGGGCTGGACTGGAACAACGGCCAGAAGACCGCCCAGGACATCATGCTGGCCCCTGGCACCCCGATCGGGGCACCGGAGGACGGGGAGATCGTGAGGTGGGGTTCCGCTCAGGGCGGCGAGGCCCTGTACTTCCGTGGCAAGTCCGGTCGCATGTACTGGATGGGGCACATTGACGACCGACTACCAGTCGGATCGAAGGTCAGACGCGGACAGCAGATCGCAACCGTGTCCGCAGACCATGCGGCACCACACCTACACATTGACAGGAAAATGTGATGTCGGACGATCAGGTCAACCACCAAGAGCTGTACGAGGGGCTGAAAACGCTCTCCAAAGAAGTGGAGGCGTTCGCTGACGCTTCGACGGCTCGGGTTGGGGCGGAGATCAAGAGGGAGGTGAGGTGGTTGATCGTTTTGAGCGTCGGACTGAACCAAATGCTGAACAGCGTGGATCTAAGTCAAATCGCGCAGGCAAGCGTGGCTGGATCGCTGCTATTGGCCTGGGGCCTGAAGGTTCTGGGGCTTCTGTCGTACGGACAATAGCCGTCATCGTTGTGTCGGTGGCGCTGTTCGCCACCTACAACAGCGCGGCGCGTGTGGCAGAGAATGTTCATGCGGAGACGGTGGCGGAGTGCCATCGCGCGAACGCGCTCCGTCGCACGCTCAGCGTGCTGATGGAGTCGCAACTGGCAGACATTCACGCTGCCTCCGAGTTGGCGGTAAACCCCGGTTTGCGTGCCCAGTACGCGGCCCTGGTCGCGAAAACCGAAGCGATCGTCAACGACCCGTTGATCCAGTCCCGTCTGGAGGTCATTGACTGCGAGGAGCTATGACCTACAAGCAGTTACTCACCCGGTATCTGAAGAAGCATCACAGCCTGGTCGAGCCGAACCAGGGGTTTCACTCGTTGCATGATTCTCTGTGGCTGGCCTACAGCATGGGCCGGAAGAGGTCGTTCACGGATCTTGGAACCTATGCGAGAAAGCCCGGTGACCATTCCTGGGGTGACCGTAACGGCAAGCCTGGAATGGCCTTGGCCTATGACCTTGGCCGCAAGAACCGGTTTTTCAACAAGGGCTGGAATTACTGGGTTGCCCGCAAGTACGCCAAGCTGCTTCAGCAGAACGCGCGCGCCCTGAACATCCAGTACATCATCCTCGGTGACCGGATCTGGAACATCGACCGGGCCTCGGAGGGCTGGCGGTACTTCTCGAACTTCCCAAATGACCGAAGTCATCTGTACCACATTCATGTCTCGGGCAGGGGCTGGGCGTGAGAGAACTCGGGATCGTCGCGGCCGGGTTCGGTTGGGTCACCGCTGTTGTGCTGGGAGTTGCCCTGTTCGCGTTCCCGCAGACGAACACGGTGACCGTCACCAAGAAGGTCGTGCCGTACCGATCCTGGATCAAGGCGTCGTCAGAGTCCAGTCCGATCTCCAACGGGATCGTGGCAACGTGCGACTACTACGAGAACAGGAAGGGCATCACGAAGGGGACTGTTCCCCCGAAGGTCACTGACCGCATCGTGATCGAGTGCTATGCGAGCAAGGGCGGAGGGGCGGCGTCGTGATCGCTGACCTCGCCCTGGCCTCCTGGATCTTCTGGATCACCTGGATGACAGTCGGCCTAGCCTACGAGCTGTTCGCCGTGTTCACCGAGAAGGCGAAAGGCACCCTGCCCCTGACACGGGTTGTGCGGGACAGGCTGATGCGCCGCTCCACCTTGGTCAAGTTGGTCGTGCTGCTGTTCCTGACCTGGCTGTGGGTGCATTTCATTCTGCCGGGGAACGGTTGGTGATTCAGGCGGGCGGTCACAAAACCTGGGGCGGCTCCCCCTACCCCCAGTACCGCCCGCTTGCCCGTTTTTTGCCCAAGGGTCACTTTACTTTGGGAAGAAATCAGAGCCCTCTCGGAGAATCGAACTCCGGGCCTCCTCCTTACCATGGAGGAAGGGGCACCCAGAAACGTAGGCCCGCTGCGGGATTGCAGCGGGCCTTTTTCGTCTCTGCTTCAGATCGGCTTCACCACTGGGGTGGCCGACTTGCCCATCACTTGCCCAACTGTTGCTCCTCGAACTCGCGGCGGAGCAACAGAACTTCGCGCCGCAGAGCCTTCAGTTCCTCCAGGAACAGCTCTGGGTCGAGCGAAGCATCTTCGTCGCCGTACAGCAGCCAGGTTGACTGCTTCCTGGTCACTTCAGCGATCTTGTCCATCATGCGGTAGGGGACGACCTGTCCGCGCTCATACGACACGACAGACCTTTCGGTGACTCCCACAGCGTTGGCGAGTTCGCGCTGCGTCATCCCGCCGGCCTCCTTTCGGGCCAACTTGATGCGCTTCCCGATCTCCCTTGCCCTTTTTCCTTCTTCCGTCATAAGCATGAAACTATCACTTTCATTTCGGGGGGGATGTATACAACTTCCTGAACGTAGCAGGAAACTGTGAGCGTTTCAACATATCCCGCCCCACCCCCTTCACATTCCTATTGCAGCGTCCAGTCTGCTTCGTGCGGCCTGGATGCTCTCCTGCCCCTCGAACAGATGAGCATAGGTTCCCATTGTCACCCCAGGATCCGAATGGCCCATCTGGCGGGCGATCAGCGTTGGCGGTTCCCCCTGTGCGATCAGCAGGCTTGCGTACGTGTGACGAAGCTCATGCAGCGTGAAGTCCGGCAGGCCTGCCCGCTTCTCAGCCGCCCGGAGAGCAACCAGCGCCAAGCGCCTGGGCACAGGCCCCCCGGTCTTCGTTGAGAACACATACTGGCTTCGTGTTCTGTTGGCAAGCATGTACCGGGCCAGCCGAACATGCAGCGAATGGGGAAGCATCACTTCGCGAACCCCGGCCTGGGTCTTCGATGCCCTGACGATGATCGCCTCGGGGGTGATGTCATCCCAGGTCAACGCCAGGGCTTCGCTGATCCGCAGGCCCGTGTACGCCAGCACGCTGAACAGCACCTCCCAGCGTTCGCTGCCGGCGTTCTCGATCAGCAGGCGGATCTCTTCACGGGACAGCACCCGCATCTGCTTCTGATCGCCCTTCGGTCGTTCATGCGGCATCAGCTTCTCGACCGGGCTGGCGGACACCCAGCCTTCCCGCATCGCCAGCCTGTACGCGGCTGACAGGGGGGACAGGATCTTCCTGACCGTCCAGGTCTTCATGTTGTCCGCTTTCATCGAGGAGATCATGCGGGCGACATCGGTGGCGGTCAGCTCTGTGACCTTGGCCCGTCCGACATGCTTGTTCAGATGCCGGATCGCCCACTCGTAGTCCTCAACCGTCTTTGGCTTGACCGACTCTGATCGGGTGGTCAGCCACAAGTCCAGCAGTTCCCCGACGCTCATCCTGGTCTGAACGAGCGCCTCTCCCTTCTGGCGACGATGCTTCAGTTCTCCTTGCTTCGCCCGTGCGCCCTCAAGAGTAGTGCCGAGAGGAAGGGTGAGCGTGTGCCCGCGACCGTTGATGTCTGACCACCAAACGATGTAGCGGCGCTGGCTATCAGGGTTCGTCTCGTCCGTAAGTCGGTAATAGATTCCCGGATAGCGGGTGGTATGTCGTTTTCGCATCCGCTTCCCTTTCGATAGTGGTAGGTGATTGCAAGGATTGTTGCATCGATCTGGTCGAGTAGAAGATCAATCTCCTCTAGTACCATGCTTAGCGCACTCACCCCCTCTTCACGGGTTCTTCCTGTCTGTTTCACCCTATCACAGATGCCACAGAAAAGGGAAGGGCCTCCGAAGAGGCCCTTCCCCCACCTACCACTGAGAGGCACATGCCTGTCAGGGTGCCGAGTTACCAGCTCGGCGGACTGATCGTATCCTATCACATGAAGGCTATGTTGTCTCCTCCCCCAGCGCGGCTCGTCGGTCACGGCGTCTCCTCCTCAAACAGCACCTTTGATATCGCCATGTACACGCCCAGGTCATCGAACGAGTCCACAATGCTTTCGTTTTCCATTGTGATCTGGCCTGTTTGCAGATAGTCGGTTGCGGCCTTTTGAAGCCGGCGCATCTTGTCGTTGGCCCTGATGACAGCTCCGATCCAGCCTGGAACACCGAAGTCAATGCTGGCCCTCACGTTTGCGAACGGATCATCGGTCTTGCCGTAGTCGGCCTGTTTCCTATCATGCACGGTCTTCCACTCATCGAGGATGTCGTGGAACCGCTGGGATGACGGGTGCCTGCCCTGTGGTGCCGTGAAGGAGTCTTGAATAGTCGCCCATGCGAGGCATTTCTGGCATCGCCAGTTGAGGGAACCACTGGGATCCCTGTCGAGTCCCCACTTACCTCCCGTGCAACTGCATGATGGGGTATAAATGTCTCCGTTCACGGCTTCCACATTCTCGGCTGCTTCGTCAACAGTCCCCGCTTCTCCAGTTCCTTCCACACCCATTCTGATGCGAGCACGTCCACCTCGCACCGTGTCTTCGCCAACGCCAAAGCAGAGTCGTCCCTGAGCGCGTTCGCTGTCCTCCAGGAATGCTGGGTCATGTGAAACTTCTGGAGGGGACAGCCCAACAGGTCGGTCAGGTACTCCAGGCTGCGGGGAACGTCCTTCCACTTGGGTAGATCCCTCAGTGTGTCGATGGTCAGGATGGGCTTCAGCGGGGCCATCCCGTGAATGATGTACTGGGCGTTCAGCAAGCTCAGGTCGTGCTGGCGAATGTTGTGGCCCACCACAACGTCTGCCTGGTCGATGACCGGCCTGAACTGCTCTAGGATGTCACGGGTGGTGGTAGTCTGGTCTTGCATCACGCTGTCGGCCTTGTGGTTGGTTTCCCATTTCCAGGCGATGACGGTCACGTCGGCGGTGCTCTGACCGTCGTACCAGTAGCTCAAGGGCCTGTTCTCGATGTCGAAGGTCAGGCGCTTGTCCACCCTTTCCCGTGATTCTCTCAGTGTTCTGGACTCTCTCATGCTGGCCCTAGTGCTCTTGTGACAGTCTCTTCACCGTATTCTGCGACTAGAATCGCTCTGCCGAACTTTCTTCCCTCATCGGGAACGAAGAACATGTCGATCTGATCCTTCTTGGCGAGGACGGCATCGAGGCGATCAAGGGCTGCCACAGCTGTTGTTCTGGTCTTCTTTGCCTGAACCTTTCGCTCATCCCGGTGAAAGGAGTTGATCGCGTCAACGGCATGGTCGATGAACTGCTGGTGATGTGGCTTCATATCTGGTAGCCTTCCTTTCTCAGAGCAGAAAGAGCGAGTTCTCTTTCGTTCTTTGTTGCGGATTCAGAAGTAGCCATTTGAAAAAGGGCCGCAATCCTCCTCGTTAGCAATCCGAGTTCAAGCGAGAGGGCTAGTGACCTTAGAGTCTTCGACCTTCTGCGCCTCTCGCGCTTCCGGGCACGCTCCTTCTCGGCATACTCCGGGTCGTTTGCGCGCCTCGCGCACCTCCGCTCGCACTGCCGCTTTTTCCTTCGCTCAATCTGCTCCTGTGTCATCCATTGCCCCGAACGGAAGATCCTGTCGGGGTACTTGTCGCTGTTCGGATCAAATATCGGACTCACTCCCACAGTTTCACCATCCAACGGTCGTCAGGATCCTTGTAGAAGCCGATCTTCATTTCCTCCTTCAACTCGTTCATCACCGTGTCAAAGGTGGTTTTGTTGGTGCCGGTCTTTGCGATCACCATTAGGGCAAGATCGTTCGCGTGATAGTTCGACCCGGCCAACAATGCGAGAATGAACTCCCTTGTCTCCTTCGCCTTCTTCAACGTGGTCTTCTGGTTGATGACATCGCTGACCGACCTGTGAACCTGTCCGACCGACACCAGACGGGTGACCTCTTCGTCCAGCCCTTCCACCTGTGCGGTTTCCATCCGGTACTCGTACGACTGGGAGCTGGCCGTGCGGTTCCCTGCAAGGATCTCCAGGGTCACGGTGCCCCCATCGTCACGGGCCAGGCCCAGCACGACACGCGGCGTGTTGACCCACGCGACCCCGCCCAGCACGGCAGCCAACGCCCCACGGTCGGTGGCCTTGCCCAGATGCCGGACTCCGAGGATCAGCATGTTCATGCGGTCTGCCAGCCGGTTCAACGCGCCGATGGCGTTGACCACACTGGACTCGTCGTTGGTGTCTGCCTTGCCGATGGCTGCGACCAGCGGGTCGATGACGACCATGCCGACGCCGGCCACCTGGCAGAACTCCTCGATATACGGCAGGTCGTCCGGGAGGGTGAGGGACTTCTGGACGACGAACAGCATCTTGTCGTCGCCGCTCTGCGCCATGAACCGGGGCTTCAGGTCAATGTCGTATGAGTCTTCGGTGCCGAACCACAGGACTGCCCTGGGAGGGTCTGTCAGCAGGCCGGTGGTCATCTGTGCCGCCCACATCGCCAGCAGCGATCCTTTCCCTGCCCCTTTCTGCCCGACGAGCAGATGGAACGCGGACTCCTGGAGGAACGGCCTCCATACGAACCGGATTGACCGCATCTGGATCTCGCGCAACGGCTGGATGCCGAGCCGGTCGATGGCGGTGATCGGGTCGGGGTCTTCCGGTGCTATCCCTTCGTCGCGCCAGCGCCGCCACGCATCCGCTGTCTGTGCCCTGATGATCTCCGGGGGATAGGGCGGATCCTGTGTCTGCTCCGCGTAGACGAGCGCAGCGTCCAGTAGGTCGTCTTCGTTGTCGTAAATCTGGACGGCCTTACCGAGATACGACATGAGGCTGGCGTGCCGTCCTTCTCCCTCCCCCAGTTTCTTCTCGGCGCGGAGCGCCTCATACCAGGACGGGCCTTCGACTGTCTTGCCGCGTGTCTCGAAAAAGGACAGGACTCGTTCCGGAACGTCCATCAGTTCGACGTTCCACGGCTCATGTCCCGGCAGCCACTCGTACGGCTTGCCTGTTTCCGGATGCACGGACGGTGGGATCACCGACTGGGCTGGGCCTGCTCGCAGTTCCATCCCGTTCTTCTGTCGGCGCTTCAGCTTGTCCGGTGCCTTGAACAGCACATGATGCTTGCCGCTGCCTGTCCGGTAGGCGGGGGTCGGGGGGATCTTGCCGCCCAGCAGACGATAGAACTCCTCGATGTCTCCGCTGTCGAACTCGAAGTCAGCGATCCCGGACGGGCCAAGAACCAGACCCATGTTCACGTCGCCGCGACCGGCCCAGATATCCCTAGCGTCCTGCGGCGGAAGAGGCATGGTGCGCTGCCAGCCGGGATCCTTTGATGCCTTGCCGACGACAGGGGTGAGCGCCCAGCCGAGACTGCTGTACTTCTCCGCGTAGTCCGGGAGATTCACGCGGCCTCTTCCATGATCTGATTCCAGGTGGCAAGGATCCTCTTTTGCAGGTCTTCACCGACCTTGCCCTTGCCCTTGCCGTTCAGGACGCGATGAACTGACACACGGCTGGTGCCGCATCTGCTGGCAACCTCGCCGTATGACTTGACGATCAACTGCTTGCGGCGGTCAGAGCGACGCCTGTATTCCACCTCCCGTTTCTTGTCCTGTTCCCGGCGAAACTCTGGCTCCCACCAGCGAAAGTCGGTGCGGGAGTAGATCCGGTTCATGCTCTTGGAGTCCTGCCACAACCACACGTTGATGTGCGTGACGATGTGGTCTGCGGTGTCGAACGACACCTTCTTCTGGCGTCGCATGTCAAGCAGACGCTTGGCCGAATATCCGGTTCTCTTTGCGATGAACTCGTTGGCCGCGTTACGGGTATCGATCCCGTGATTGTCAAGCAGCCACTTGTCCAGCTCGCGGAACAGCACTCGCGCCGAGATCATGGCCGCATCGAACTTGGCTGGACACTGGGGCGGGCGGGGGACTTCCTCTTTGCCGCCGACTCGCTTGTCCACGTTCTTGCGGTGAAGTCGCAACTCGCTGACTCTGCGACGGCTGATCTCGGCCCTAATCCAACTCCGAGTAGCTGCGTCCATCGATCATCC